CCGCGCTCGTTACGTTCTTCCAGACCAGCAAAGGCATCGAAGAACAGACGTTGGCGCTCGACTGGGTCATGCGTGACCTTGGTGGTAGTGGGTTCGTCGTCCGGCAGGTCGGATTCAGGCACAGCACCTGCTGCTTGAACCTCAGACCACATCTCACGAGGCACGTCAGTGGGCTGACCCTTGACGAAGCGAATGAAGTGGCCGGATGTGCCGCCTACGACGCGATCTTTGAGCATTACGAAACGCATGGAAACTCCTAGTGTGGTGGGTGAATGGAAATTATACAGAGAAACGGGAGCACTAGGCTCCCGTTCTCATCTCACTTCACCGCACCACCGGTTTAGTTGGGTTGCGCTTCGTTGGTACGGTTGCGAATCGTGTACAAGACACGGATCGTAGCCTTACCGGTTGTGCAGGCGTCATCGCACTGCACAGAGATGCGAATCGCAGCACCGTCAGACACGTAGCCGGTCGGCACCAGAGCCGTGCGGCCAGCGGCCTTGCGGTCGGTAGCGCCCAGATAGCGGTCGGCAGTTGTCGAGTCACCCACGGTGATGTCCCAGCCAGCGGTGTCAAACACAGTCTCAGCCACCACATCGCCGCCGATCACAACCGCGCCGTAAGGCAGGTTGATGATGTCGAACGAGTTGGTTTCAGCGACGGTGGTGGCACCGAAGTCTTTGGACACACCAGAGGTGTTCAGCATGGTGTCGTCGAAGTTCAGGGTGAACTCCGCGACGAGGGGCCATTGAGCCCCACGGGTTGTTTTCAAGACAGCCATTTCAGTTCTCCTTATTGAGCCACGTAGCAGGAAATGACACCGAAGTCTTCAACAGACTTGTTGGTCTCATACAACGAGCTGAACTTGGGCTTCAGGAAGCCAAGGATCTTGGACACCGAGATACCTTGCGAGTTCTCGTAGTCGAAGCCCTTCTCAACCCACTCAGGTGCGCCGATGTCGGCCATACCCAGAGCTTGTGCACCGCAGAACAGCACTTGGCAACCTTCAACCGTACCACCGCCCCACTTGGAGCCAGAAGCGGCACCGGAAGTGTTGTAGACGTGACGGAACTCGTGCAGGTACATGCCGTCGACCTTGATGCTCGAACCTGTGAACAGGTTGTTGCTGTCGCCACGCTGCAAGCTGTGACGCATGTTCAAGATGAAGTTGTTTTCCATCTTCAGCTTGGCCATGGCAGCAGGAGTCAGGAAGACGTGGTAGGTCTCCTCGCCACCGGCTTCTTTCACGCCACGGATGTAGTGGTCCTTGGCATAGGCCTTCAGCTGAACCAGCATTTCCCAAGAGGGAGTGTCGGCAATAGCGACGTCGGTAGTGGCAGCGCCGACCACCAGACCATCCACAGCATCCCAGCGGAGGCGGCGGTTGGCAGTAGGAGCAGACACATCAGCAGCGAATTCCAAGTAAGGGAAGTCGGAGCCGACACGGTTGCCGCCTTTGTTGGTCTTGGAGTACGACACGCCCGACATGGTCAAGAAGGCCAGTTGGTCGATACGGTCGGACAGCCAGTAGGCCAACACGTCTTTGGAGTTGCCACGGAACTCGACGACAGACTTCTGATCAGCCATACGGCCTTCGTGACGGTTCGCATGACGCAACTGGTCAATGCGGATCACTTGGTCGTAAGACTTCATCGCCTCTTCGTTGCCTTCCAAGGTGCGGTCGCCAGCAACGCCGTCGCCTTCCAAGTCAGCCAACAGAGTGATAACGGCGCGAGCGCCTTTCTCAGTCTTCTTCAGTTCGGTGATGTGCTGCACCAACGAGTTGGGGCCTTTGCCCAAAAACTTGTTGACGAAGGACATGTTTCGGGCCTGCTTCCACAGGTCCATGGACCAGACGGTCTTTTGCTCGTTTGTCAGAGCAGCGAAATTGGTCAATGACATGACAGTCACTCCTATAAAGATTGGTTTATCGTTTCTGCGTCACGCCGCAGGGCGGATAGCTCGATCTCAGAAAGCTGCTCTGGCATTGTTGACGTGCGATGCTCACGAATGCGCATAGTGTAACCACACAAATCCAGCACTGTCAATGCAACCAGTAAAAAAGCCCGAAGTTTTTACGCTTCGGGCTTGAAAACTCCCCAAGGAGTCATGGCAATCTGCAGTTCAACATTTCCAAGCCCGCAAAGACTTGTTGATGCGGCTATCGGGATCGTTGGCTGTTTTGGCGCTGGTCAGCTTCTTCTTCATGCCCTCCATCCGGGCACAAAAGGAGTCGCGTCGCGGGCCACCCTCGGGCTGTGGTGCACGCAGCCCCGGCTTGCCGGGGTTGGCCTTGTTGTAGGATGCGCGGCCTTTGGCGTTCAAGCCACCTTCAGGGTTCTTGCCCTCTGAGCGCTGCCATGCAGGTGACTTGGCCATAGTGATCTCCTAGTTAAACGAAGTCGCCACGCATTTTAGCAAGGGCGTCGTCAGACAGCTTGGAAAAGTCGTCCTGACTCATCTTGAGCACCGAGCCTTCGCTGACATCGCCGCCAAGCGCGGTCGAGTCGGCTCCGACCTTGGCTGCGTTGGGCGGTTGGGCCTTGGCAGCTGCGGCGTTGCGATTCTTCGTGTCGAGCGTGCGCTTGAGGCCAGCGACTTTGGGGTCGACAGTGTCGCCCTTGTCGTCGGATGCTGGGGCTCCAGTCAGACCGCGCTCGGCCATCACGTACTTCACAGCCCGCTGGATCGAGACGGCTGGGGCGAGGCCCTTGGCCACCAAGGCGCTGTGCAGCTCCACAACCTCTTGAGCCAGCTCACCGTCGAACTCTTCGGCGTCTGGGTTCAGAGCTGGGAAACGCTCTTCGATCTGGGCCACTGTGGCGTCATAGGCCAGCTCAGCCTTGACGGCGTCCTTGGCAGAGGCGGCTTCTTGGCGGGCTTCGGCGATGCTGATCGCCCGCTCCATCTGACGCATCTGCTGGCGCACGGCGGCGGCTTCTTTGGCCGAGCCGTCCAGCAGGAGCTGGGCGTATTTTTCTTCCAGAGCCGACAGCTGTTCCTCGGCTTGGTCGAGGTTGGCGGCGGTGGCCGTGGCCGAGGTGGCCTTCTGGAGTTCGGTAATCTGGCGCTGCAGGTCGGCTTCGCGATCCTTGTTGCGGCGGATCAGTTCCTGAATGCGCTCGTTGGCGGTCTTTTTGCCCTTGGGCTTGTCGCCGCCTTCGCCTTCTGGGTCAGCGTCTGGGTCGGCGTTGGGGTCAACATTGTCACCCTTGGCGGCGGCAGCGGCAGCGGCTGCGGCTGCTGCTTCAGCTTCGGCTGCAGCGGCTGCTGCGTCCAGTGCTGCTTTGTCGTCTACGGGATTGTGCGGATCGGGGATAAGAAGGTCGTCGCCGCGATCAATGGTGGTGCTGTCGTCTGCTGGTCCGGGCATGGTGCCACTCCTAGGTTTTACGCTTCTCAGCGGGATAAACAAAGCGACCCTTGCGGGTCGCCTTGCGGGAAATCATTCCTCTTCTGCAGGTCCTTCAGCTGTAGCTGACATGAAGGTCTCGGCCTGCTTCTGAGCAGTCCTCATCATACCCTCACGCTGCATCTGCTGCAACTTCATCTCATTCTGCTGCCGGGTGAACTCCAGCTCAGCCCGCAGCTTCTCCATCTCCAGCTGGTGCTTCTCGCGGGCGGCTTCCATCTCGAACTGGGCCTTGGCCATCTCGGCCCCGCCATCGTCCTTGGGCGTGGCCACTTCGTTGGCCTTGGCCTGCTTGAGCATGGCGTCGGCTTCGACCCGAGCGGCCTCGGCCTTGAGGTTGGCCACCTCCAGCTCGGCGGCGGTCTTGCGCAGCTCGCGCTCGGCCACAGCTTCGGGCGCTTCCTCTGCTGCCTTCATCTGGGCGATGATGTCCGACTTGTGCAGCAGGCGGCTGTTCTCCAACAGAGTCGAGTCCGGGATCTTGATGCCCAACTCGCGCAAGGACAAGGCCTGCTGGAACTGGCTGTCCTCGAGGGTCTCGCGCACTGGAGTGGAGGTCACGACAACGTCGTACTCGCCCAGTGTCAGGTCGTTGAGCAGAGCGTCTGGATTCTCGTCGGTCGGAGCAGGCATGTTGACCTCGACCGACTCCACTTGGCCAGTCATGCGGTCGCTCACCACGTTCACCACGCGAGGGTCCGTGTAGAAGCCCTGCACCAGATCGAGGACGTTGCGGGCCAGCAAGTGGTCCGTGCGGTTCAGGCTGTCGGTGACCTTGGCCAAGTTGAACGAGCCACGGCTGGTGTTCATGGCCACGGCCTTGGCCGACACGTCCTCGCGGGCGTTGCCGGTCTGGTAGTCGCTCACGCCGGAGATCGTCTTGATGTGCTCTTCGGCCTTGTAGGTCATGCGGTCCAGACCGGACGGCACTTGGTTGGGCTGAATCTTTTCGACCGACTTCGGATCGTCCAGCTCCATGACCAGACCTGTTTCAGCTCCGCGCTGCTCCAGCTCTTCGATGGACATGTTGCGCAGCGAGCCGGTCTTGACCTTCCAGCCGGAGTTGGCTGTTGTGTTGATGACGTGCAGCTCTTGGCTGGAGACCTTGTTGAGCAGCTCCTGTGGGCCAAGCAAGTTCTCGACCAGACCGACGGTCTGGGCGTTGCGCAGGTAGGGGAAGAACGGCACCACGGTGAAGTGCTTGTACGGCGACCAGTCGTCGTGGAGCACCACGGTGTCGGCTGTCACGGTCCAGCGGATGCGGTTGACCAGCTTGGTCACCACCTCGAGCTTGTACATGTCGCGCACGGCGGCGATGCGGTCACGGGTCCAGTTGTCTGGAATGGCCCGCAGGTCGCCGGTGGCCATGTCGTAGAAGTGGCGCTGCTTGTCCAGCTTGCGGTGCTGGCGCTCAATGATACGGATGGAGCGCTGCACGCTCGACTCGTCCACCACGCCGGTGTAGAACGAGCGGGCTGCGTTCCTGTCGCCGAAGCGGTCGCGCATGTAGTCGATGGAGTCGTAGCCGTAGGGGAAGTACGACCCGGCGCGGTTGCGCAGGTAGTCTGCATCGTCCTCGTTGTAGAGCACCGCGATCTCGTCGGCGGTCAACCACTTCGTGGTCATCACGTCGTTCCAAGTGTCTGGGTCGTACTCTGTGGCGTCCGGGTCGATCAGCACGTTCTTAGGGTTAATACGGGTGGTCCGCACGTCGCCCATCAGGTTGTCATTGAAGTCCATGCGGACGTCGTAGAAACCTCGGCTGGTGATGATGCCGTCGGCAAAAACGTCAGAGCGCAGCCAGTCGAGCTGGTTGTCCTGACTGATGTACTTGAACAGCTTGGTCAGCGCGTCGGCGTTGCCTGACGGCGCTCCGCTGCGCGGCTGGAAGCTGATCTCCGAGCGGTTGTAAATCTGGTCGCCCATCACGTTGGAGATGGTCGACAGGATCTTGTTGATCACCAGCGCCGGGCGGCGCTGCAGCTTCAGTGCGGCGAGGTCTTTCTCGTCCCACTGCATGCCACGGAAAAAGCGTTCACACAGCTCGGCCTTCTTGACGAAGTCGCTGTGTCCGGCGTCGCGCACCCACGCATAGCGGTAGTACGTTTTCGTGGCCAATTCCGTGTTTACTGGCATGGCTCTGTGTCCTTATTTCTTGCCGAGAATGGCGTTCGCCTTGGCGTTGATCTGTGCGCGGGATGAGCCGCTCAGATTGCCCTTGTTGAACTGTTGGGTGGCCCGCGCCTTGGCGTTGGCCGCATGTGACTTGTCAGGCATGGGGTACTTGCGCTGGCCGGGCAGACCGAAGGTCGCGCCCCGCAGCCCAGCTCGCTTTTTCGCGGTGAGTTCAGCCATGGTCGCCCCTTATTTCAGGAATTTGAGCTTGTAGGCGGTGCTGTGGCACAGAGCCAAGACCGTGTCGATCTCGTTCTGGCACTCGCTCGAGTCGCAGATCGCTTCCCGGTTGGCCTTGATCCACTTGACCAAACCAGAGATCAGCGCCGTTGGGCTGGCTGGGGTCTGGTAGCCGCCCACACCGGACAGCGGCAGGATTTCAAGGTACTCGCCCTGAATCAGCTCAGCGATGCCGTCGGCCAAATCGACGATGCCGTTGTAGAACTCGCCGAGCGCCAAGTGCTCGGCGTAGGAGCCGGGACCTTGGCTGCGCAGGTGCATGACATGGGCCGCAGTGCGGGCGTGGAAGCAGCGCATGACAAACTCCGCTGCGACTTTTGGGTCATATTTGTCGGCCATCTCGTG